TACTATAGATTCACAAGAATCTGAAGAATCTGATAATGATATTCAAGAATATGAACAACCTGGAAATACTATAGATTCACAAGAATCTGAAGAATCTGATAATGATATTCAAGAATCTAAAAATAAACAAGGTGATAATCGAGAATCACAAGAAATTAATGATAATATAAAAAAAATTGAAAATACACAAATAATTAAAGAATCTGTAAATAATAAAGATGAACTAATGTATTTTGAAATTAATCAGGAATTAACAACAAAAGAAAATAATATATTTGAAAAATCAAATAAAAAAAAAATCAAAAGTACTAAATCTAAAGAAATTCAATTAGAAAATATTTTAGGTAATCAAGGTATTATTGTAGATTCAAATACTAATTCTATTAAATCAACAAAAATATATAAAGACCCAACTAAATCAATAAAAACTGAACAGTTTCAACAAAATATAGAATCAATTAAACCAGTTAATTTATTAATAAGTTCTATAAAACCTGATACATATATAGAATCAAGTCAACCTGCAAATCTAAAAGAACCTGTGGAATTAAAAGAATCTGTGGAATTAAAAGAATCTATGAAATTAAAAGAATCTATGGAATTAAAAGAATCTATGAAATTAAAAGAATCTATGAAATTAAAAGAATCTATGAAATTAAAAGAATCTATGAAATTAAAAGAATCTATGAAATTAAAAGAACCTGTGGAATTAAAAGAATCTATGGAATTAAAAGAATCTATGGAATTAAAAGAACCTGTGGAATTAAAAGAATCTATGGAATTAAAAGAACCTGTGGAATTAAAAGAATCTATGGAATTAAAAGAACCTGTGGAATTAAAAGAACCTGTGGAATTAAAAGAACCTGTGGAATTAAAAGAACCTGTGGAATTAAAAGAATCTGTGAAATTAAAAGAACCTGTGGAATTAAAAGAACCTGTGGAATTAAAAGAACCTGTGGAATTAAAAGAACCTGTGGAATTAAAAGAACCTGTAAATCTAAAAGAACCTGTGGAATTAAAAGAACCTATAGGATTAAAAAGACCTATGGAATCAAAAGAAACTATAGAATCTATGGAATCAAAAGAATTTAAAAAAGATATAGAATCTATGCAATATATTGATATAAAGGAAGATATGGAATTAAATGATGATATAATAGAACCATCTGATATAAATAAAGATGTTAAGGTAATACGTATAAACAAATCGTTTTTTTAAAATATAAAAAACAAAATGTATTATATATATTCATTATGCATAGCTTTAATAATTTTTATAATTATTAATAGTTTTGAAAAAAAACAAACAATTACTGTTAAAGATTTATTAACTTTTATTGTTTTATATATTATTATAACCTTTGTTACTTATTATATATACTCTTCAATGAATAAAATTACTCATATTGAAACTAAATCTACTTATATTCCAGAAGTAATTGAAACAGGTTTTAATATTGCTTCTTCTTAACTGTAATTTTACAAGCATTTTTACTATTTTTTACTACAATATTAGGATCATATTGTTCATCTTCTTCTTCTTTATCATCATAATTACTTAATTTGTCTTTTTCATCTTGTATAGATTGCATATCCCATAAATCAGAATTACATAATTTAAAGTTTTTGTTTGGATCAGCTTTATACCAAAAAACTTGATCTTCTAATTTAGATCCCGATGCTCTATTATCTATTACTAAACATCCATAATCTTGTGTAACTTGATCTAAAACTTGTTCAAATACTTGCAAATTTGGAAACATTCCCGCATAATGATCATATAACCTTTCGCGATTTTTTTTTATATTTTCTTTAAAAATAAAAACATAATCAATATTTGTTCTTAAAGCTGGACTTATACCCATAGGAAATTGCATTGTTAATAAAAACAATATTTTATAATGTCTTCCATTCATAAATATTTTACGAATATTTGCATCATTTGTCCAAGATTTATCATACATAGCATCGTCCATTACTAAAAATGATCGAGGATCAACTGAAGAATAACCATATGTTTCTAATTCTTTTTTATGTTTTCCTGATATTTTTTGTTGTCTTTGAACATATTTACTTATTATATCTGGCGTATATTCATCGTGTATCAATAATTTAGGTATAAAATGTTGAAAATAAGAATTTGCGTGTTCTGTTGGAGAAATTACCATACCAATTGGTATTCCAGTATGATATGATAATATATCTTTTATACATACACTTTTACCTCTATTACGTGCAGCAATTGCTACAATAACAGAGTCATCTTTAATTTTTTTAGGATCAAATTTCTTTAATTCTAATCTAAATGAGGGTTTATTACCTTGTTTCATTTTAATGTTATGTTATACATTTTTAACTTTAACCTTTCGCACTTAACCATGGATCTTCTGTATTATTCAATGTATCTGTTATATTTTCAACAGATTGTTCATCTTTTACCGATTTTATAGCATCAGTTCTACGATTATCAAATACCATATCTTTATTTTCTTTATTTTCTTTATAATGTTTCATTAATGTATTAAGTTCTGATTCTGTATATTCTTGATTCTCTACATTAGATGCTATATGACTTTCATATGGTAACCAACATCCTACTTGTGCTACATAAATATGGAAATATGGATCTTTCTTTTTTAAAGTTTCACAACGTGATTTAGCTTGTTCTACTGTATCATATACACCTCTTACTTTAATGCCTCTTACAGATGTTTTAAAATTATTTTCAGTATGAAAATCTTTTTCAATATCATCTGCATTCGTATTTTTGAAAAATGCTAATTGATCATTTAATTCATTTTTATTAAAAATATAATTATGATTATCTTTAATACCTGTAATTATATCTTTGCTATCTGGGTATTTATCAATTAAATTATTTAATAATTCTGACATATCATCTGAAAACTTATTAATAAACTTTGAAAAATAATAAGCTTCTTTATTTTTAATAACATCCTCAGGATTTAAAAAAGATACACAAACATAATTTTGATTTCTTAATGGTTCGTCTTCATCTAAATAATCTACTTTTGTTTCAGACATTTTAATTTGATTTTAAATTATATCTTTATATATAATAAAATGTATGACGTAGATATAAATGAACTTATCTTAAAAGCTCTAAAATACCTCTTTCAAGGTCTTATGATCGCTATTGTAGCATACTTACTTGATATGATTGGTCCTAATAAACTTAACACCTGGGAAATTGCTATATTATCTGCCACCGCCGCTTGTATCTTTGCTATATTAGATATATTAAGTCCTACTTATGCACAATCCGCACAACAAGGTATAGGTTTAGCAACTGGTTTTAAATTAATGAGATTTCCATATTAAAAATTATATATAAACAAAAAATAAAATAACAAAAGCATAATGTTAAATGATTTAATTGAAAGTGCTATTCGATCAAAAGGTGCTCATTATGATTTAGCCGCTATTATTTATTTTTTTTATAAAGATGAATACAAAGTCGTTAATGATAAGTGGTTTAAATTATCGGGAGTTGATCCTATTAAATGGCAAGAAATGGAAGCACCCACAGATCTATACATTAATATAAGTCGCAAAATATTTGATGTATTAATTGAAGCATATGACAAATTATATGAACAAAGCAAAACTGCTGAAACACTTGATATGTCAGATTTATATAAAGAAAAAGCCAGAAAATTACAAAGAATTGCTAATAATTGCAAAATGGTCAATTATAAGAATAGTCTTATAAGAGAATGCAAACCTTTATTTACTGTTGATGAATTATAATTTCTATTAATGTTTCAATATTAATATCATTTGTATTAATTACTAAATCTGCATCTAATTTATCAATATTCAATTCTGATATGTGTTCTAATCTTTTTATATGTTCATTTGCATTTTCTTTATAAAGTTCTTTTATTCTTTTTATCTGTTGATTTTTATCAATTAACAGTTTTATTATAAAATATTTATTTGATCTTAAGTAATTATATTCATTTTCAAATCGTAAATCATCTATAATTATATTATCTTTGTCTTTTATATTTTTATCTAATTGTTTTATCCAAATAGTGTTATCTATTTCTTTCAATTTTTCTGCAAAATCCTGTATTAATTTACGATCTTTATATGACATATCAAATAATTCTTTCGCATATTTTTTTACATTGTCTGCAAAACTATATTTATTTAATTTTAATTTATCTTTAATTATATTTGCTAATGTTGATTTTCCTGAACATATTTTCCCTGTAATTGCTATCTTCATTTTATTAAATAATAAAATAAATATTTTATATAATTAAGATTTCACTTTATTTTCATATTTTTTTGCTTCATATTCTAATTTTTTTTCTATTTCTTCTTTTTCTAAAATTAATTGTTTCAAATTTTTAATATTTAAATTCTCTTCTGTATTCTTTTTCCAAAATATTTCTAATTTACGTTTATTATGTTTCTTTTTCACTAAAATATTTACTATATAAGGATGCCTATAGAATCTTTTCCAATACCTTTCACCAAAATTATCTCCACGTAATTTCCAAAAATCTTCTTTATTATTATCAACAATATAATAACTATTATTTTCTACTACAATACTTATCTTTTTCATTTATATTTTTTTTGAATTTAATTTTGTTATCATTTTTTTACAAATAAATATATCGAGATTTTTTAATTATATAAATTAATTTTAATATTGATAGAAAAAATTATAATTAGCAAGATTGTTGTTTATATTTAAAAATGATAACAAAGTTAAAAACACATAAATGATCTTAGATATAATCGATTCTAT